CAGGGATAGAGACAGCTGTCATCTGAACATAGTCGGGATCTGAGATGGAGTTAACTGCTTTCCGCAAACTGTAGAGCGTATAAGAGGTATCCTCAGTGTCCGAGTCTGAAATCGACCGGGCATTGAAGGGTTCTCTTTCCGTAATGTCATAGCCATCCGTGCCACCGGCAAGAACCGTGGTGAAACGATCAATGCCCATCGAGAGGACGGATTTATAGTCTTCGCCCGCCTTGGCTGTAAGGCTCTCCCCCGACCGGCGGTTGTTATAAGCATATTCGGAAACGCCAGCAATCTGACTGCTTACTACCGAGCCGCTAACATCATCCAGAGAGAACACCCAACTTGTCTGAAGGGGGTCGGTAGCAGCATTAGCCTGCGTGCCTTGGGCAACATCGTGGGTTGTAGAATAAGGCGCTGCCGTTAAGTCAAATGTTCGTGCGCGCAAGTAATCCGGGAGACCTAGGTCATAGAACGTGTCCGTGTCAGTGCGACCAGTCCAAGAGCCCCAGAAAGTGTTGCGCAGAGACTTAGGAGAACCCTGAGAACTGCTCATCCTCAAGGGGACACCAGGGAAAATGACGGAGCCCTCGAAGTTGGGCACGCCCGTATCCAGAATCATATCGGGGAGTCCCGTACCACTGTGCCCATCCAGACCGAAGCTGGCGCTAGCGCCGCCTGCTATCAGGGTTTGAACCGCTGTCGTTCCAGATATCGGAGTCGAAGTAGAAGAAGACCAAGCCGAGGATCCGGAGACCACCCCGACCGAGCGATATTTAAGAGGACCCCATACACCGAAGGGGAGCCAGGCCCGTTCGCCAGTACCGGAGCCCACATCCTCATCCATTACGATGCGAATGTAATTAGACGAGTTAGCGAAGTCACCATACTCGACCATTCTCTTGGTGGTCTGATCATACACGCTGTATCTATCGCCGATCACCCGAGCCACATAATTAGGCGACGCTGGGTTGATGTTCAAGAGGTCGAAACGCTCAATAATCTGAGGGTTCGCATCTGTATCTGAAACTCGACGGATTAAAATAGAAAATGTACCGAAGTCTGCAAAATCGCCCGCAGGGGCTTTAATGTTTGCAATGGAGATTTTTATATCCCGCTGGAATCCTTCGCCAGCCGTAAGTGCTTCACAGCGAAAAAGCTGCTGCATATCTTTAGGATCATAGGCGGCGAAATCATTACTTAAATCCTGAGCAATGAACCAGCCCGTGGAGGCAGTTTTAGCGCCACCCTGGAAATCCGCCTGATCATTCGTGAATGTGGTTGGCGCGGTCTTGGTCACCATGGGGATCATTGCCCCATAATAATCATTGCTACTCTCTAAGAGTCCAAGTCCGCCACTGAGGCAGCGACGCTCGAAACTCTCGCCGAGGAAGTATTGACCGCCTTGGAAGTAAGTCTGAGTAGCGGGCTTTGTAATAGCACTGTTAGTAATCGTTGGATTAGTATTAAGAGCTTCGCGAATAAAATTCGCTTTAGAAGGTTGAATACTGACTGTTGCTTCTTTGGTTATGCTACTGCCCGTAAAACGTAGCTTAATGCTATCCAGATCAGGCACGCTGATCATTGTGCTGCCACGAGCGACATTCGCGCCGCCGCCACGAATACTTCCCGAAAGAAGGACGCGGCTATCTTGACAATAGAATTGAGCAGCGACAACGCCATCATACACAGATCCTACCGCACCCGATGGCCAGAGTACCAAAGCATAGGTGCCGCCCTGATCCAGGGCGATACCTTGGGTGTCATCGAGTTTCCAGCCGGCTTGTCCAGTGGTAGCAGTCGAAGATTGATCGCCCAGGACTCGCAGAAAAGTGATAGGAGAATTATTTCTCAGCCACGCTTTGGCAGCATATGCCGCATAAGTGGGAGCCGTGGTATTACCTTGACGCCACACGTCGGTAGCATCATTGCCAGCGACAGGATCGCCAAATGTTTCCACAAAATCAGAAAACGAATCGATTTGCACCGGAACATTGCCAGGTCCGCGTCGGGCACGTCCAATTATAACGGGTCCAAGCTCATCAGGGGTAGCGGGGAGTTGAGAATTATCAATCTCGTCCACAAAAACGCCTGGTGATATAAACTTAAATCTTCTTGAAGAGTTGTCTGCCATTTGAAATAAATCTCCTCTTTTACACCTTCGGAATAATAGCGAACTTAGTAATTACACTAATCGCTACTAATAAATAGTAGGTTAGTGGTCCAAACACCCACCAATATCTTTTTGATTAAGAGCGGTATCTATCGCGGCGATCTGCATCATATTCTGGCTTATCCCCCACAACTGCTCTTTCTCGTTGGATCGTAACTTCGGCTGCTGATTCGCGAACCGTAATTACTGGTGTTTCTTGATTTGTACCATCACCAATTAAGTAACCGAGAACTTTGAACGTAACTGTTGTCTGAAAAATTCTTTCCTCAGTTTCCAAGCCCGTGTTGTTGCTCTGATTAGCAAAAGACTGTTCGATAAAGGTTTCATAAGAATTTCCTTCGTATTTTATATTAAAAACTGCCGGAGTAGAAAACTTTGTCAAAAAAGGCGTCATCATTTGGTTCATCTGTTGTTGATAATCAGAAATCAACACAACCTCATAAGTTACTTCCACAAAGGTGGGGTTCGGGACATATAAGGTTTCGTAGACTACCTTCTTGTTGTCAAAGGGAAACGTTTGGTAGGTTTTATCAGTCTTATTCCCAAAACGATTAATAGCGGTAGCATTGGCTCTTTCACGCGTCTTGCCTTGTACGACACGGCGCGCTATAGGGATAGATCCTCCTCGATGATAAAAATCAAAATAAGGAGGAATGTATACTCCGTAGCGACCCTTGTTAGCCGGGTTCTTATCTATGGACATTCGGGCTACTGAGATCAGAGGATACTCAAGTGTCTTCGTGTTGTTGCGGAGAGTGGGATCATTCTTGATAGAATAGGCTCGCTCAGGGGATGAAAAAATAACTGGAACCTTTTTAGCGCCGGAGTTCGTATCGCAGAAGATGTTTAGTTCGTTATCCAAGAACCCATATAGGGCCTGGTCAATATCTTCCAATGTAGAGCCGTTAAACCCATAATCTGGCCGGAGGTCTTGGTTGAGTTTGGTTCGAATAGGCACGAATGTTTACCTCTTATTTTGGTGGGCGCGGGAGCCGATATTTTTGCCCGGATCAAACAAGCCTTTTCGAGCTTGGCGACACACGGCAGTGACCTCTAGAGATGGGTGATCCGAAAAGCCTGAGTCCTGCCCAAAAATAAACCGAGGCTCGAATACATCCACAATTTCAAAGTATGCTTCATCGTATTGTAAAAAATCACCCAGGCGAACAAACAGATCTTTATCTTGAGAAATTCGGCGCTTGTGAAAATGAACATTTAAAGTCAAGATTCTATCAAACCCAAAGCGGGTTTGTGTGCGATCAGTATCCTGATACTCAATCAAAGCATATGACTGCACAGGGGCCATAAAGGTTTTGTTAACTGCTTCGCCATATAAATTGTGATAATCGGTGCGTTCGAGGTCGATAGGAAAATATATAAGTTGCTGCCCGATGACACGCTCGATAACTTCATCATTTATTTGCTTGACAAAATTACGTTCAGCTTGCCCCACAAATAAGGGGGGAGGTGGCTGTAGCGGCTGAGACCATAAATTCTTAGTTGCCATTCACTTACCCCACATAAATTCCATTTGGTATTTTCTGTACTATTTCTGCCACATTGCGTTGAAGGTTTGCATCTTTTTCTGCAAGCTGGTTATAAACCATTTCGTCTAAGACGGTCTTAAGCTCGTCGCGCAATGAATTCTGCTCTTCTTTGGCTTCTGAGACCAGCGCAGGTCCGTTTAGAGTAACATCATTACCCGGGATAGGAATGGTAGCTAGTTTGGACCTCACTTGTCCGAGGGTCTCTTTTACTAAAGACAGAGCAAACCGTCGGATCCACTGCTTTCCTACACTGTTAATATTCTTGTAAGGAATATTCGGGAAAGGGAGCGTGTTCATATTATTAACACCATCTGCCCCATACTTCCGATCCTCATCTTGTTCGAAGGGTTCTTCAAAGACCTTAAAGTCTACCCAAAACTTCGACGGATGTACTCCAGACGGTGGCGGGAAAATTCTTAATTTATTATTATTGATCCGAAAAGAATAATGTGATGCACGAACATTCATATCCTCCTCAAACGCATATGCCTGAAGCACATTTTGCCATGCTGGCACTAACTGGAAAGTACTATCGTCTGCATACATTCCGTAAGTAGATAGGTTGCCTACGGCACCGATCGCATATCCCCCAAAGAAGTTCCACATAGTCTGGGGGGTCTTATAGTAAACTCTCTGAATCGTAATCGCGCGCTTGCCGACAGAGCCTGTAAAAAGAGCGCCGGCAACGCCGCCGTCAATCGAGGCACTGAAGATAATCTTTTGCAAATCATAATCTTGCACATCCATTTCGGGTTTAAACGAAGCTGAAAAGATTGTCTGAGATGCTCCCACCCCAACGTGGCTACTAAGTCCTCGTCCTACTTGGGTAATATAATTTAATTGAAGTCGGGGAAATTTCAAGTTAGGCTTCGTCGTGATGCCCCCCGAACCCGAGTATTCGCTAAACTCACCATCTTGGTCAAAAGAGCCAGTCGTAGCGCCTAACATATCCGATAGAATATTCTTAGCCTGATGAGTGTTAATTAAATAGGAGTATTCTAGACACGCCTCTTCGTAGGAATTGTACACATTGGCGGGTGTCACCTCTAAATCTAGAACGTTGCCGCCTAATTTATTATATACATAAGTGACTTGATCGACTGCCCCGCTCACAAAAGCAGTTGTGGCATAAACACTGTAGGCTAACGAGGTTAAAACTTCTGAATGGGAGCCAGTACGTGGAAGAACGACCGCGCTTACCTGGCTCTGGGGTTGTAAATCTACAGGCATCTAAAAGATCTCCTTAACCGCGAAATAAACTTAACCTTAATAAATAGGCTTCGGACTTCCTCTTTGCTCATAAAAACAGAAAACCCCGCCACTAGGACGAGGTTTTCTGCTTGTTATTCAATCTGGCGCTAAATTAGCCAACCAAATCGGCAACAACA